ATGGAGAGGATAGGTATATTGAGTGGACTGCCGCGGATTTTGCCGCAGAATCTCCGCCGTTTGTTGCTGAATGCTATGACAAGTACGATCAAAAAACGCTTTTGCCTTTACCTAACAACGTCAAGCGCTGTCGCCTTCAAAACAATATATTTCAATGCCGGTGGTGAGGACGGCTGGGAGATGAAGAATTTCTTAGCAGCAATCCTTTGGGTTACGGCCTTTTACGGGGCAGGCGTCGGAAGCGCTTGCGCCTCGGATAGTATCAGGCAGCTTGTCGACGCGACCGTGCCGTTCTCACCTGCCTATGACTCGAACATTCTTGATCTGGGCAAAACAAAAGCCCTCGTCATAAAGGGATACCGTGAAACGGGAACGGCTGGAGGTGGCGATGTTTTTCAGTCCTTATTCAAACGAATAATAATTGGCAGTATGTCTATCAAAATGTGCTTAAGCCTTCTCCCCTTTGGGTCGCCGCACCCCATACTGGCGAAGATAGCCTTGCTTCCTATCGTTTTTTCAGTGAGAAAAACGGGCAAAAACAACTTGCTTCTTTTTACGTTCTGGAAGCTTCACGAGATATAAGCGAGGCCTTAAGCGGCGAAAATGGCTCTCTTGCTAAACCCTCTCATGTGGTCTTCACCCTCTATCAACTCGCGCTTGATGACAACTTTGGCATTTATACTTTTAAGCCCATTAAAACGGAACATACGAAAAAACCCTGCTGCAATGCCGATTGGGCTTTGTTTAAAGAGCTGGGGTTGCCTGTTCCGAGCGACAATAACGAATATGACTGTGATAAACTCAGATAGTTCTCCTTTAACCCATTCGGCGGATCCAAGATTAATCTCACCCCATTTGGCTTCAATCAATTCGCTTGTACGAACAAAGGTCAAAAGCAGCAATCTCGTTGCGCAACGCGTCGGCATATAAAGCCGCCCGTCATTGCGTTCCATCGCCGCAAGAAATTCGGGTAGATCGTTGGCCTCCAAAGCTGCATAGTGCCCCTGCCTATAAGGCTCAAGAGCGCCTTGCAAATCAGGAATGGGGTTACGTTCGGCCCTGTCCGTAACGATAGCGTAGCGGAAAACCTGACCGCAAATCTGACGAGCACGGCGAGCAATTTCATGCGCCCCGCGTTTTTCAATCTTCCGAAGAGCATCCAAAACCTGATGAGCTGTGATGCTGGCAATAGGTCGATGGCCAATTTCGGGAAAAATATCGAGTTCCAACCTATGCAAAAGGCCTGTCGCATGCTTGGTGGAACACCCTTTTGTCTTATGGACATGCCATTCCCGCGCGACTGACTCGAATGTATTTGCCACATTCATAAGGGCCGTGCGTTTTTGCTCCTGCTTAGCCTCGCTTGGGTCAATACCGGAAGCCAACTGCTTACGGGCAAAAAAACGCCTCTCTCTGGCGTCGGCAAGCGACACTTCGGGGTAGATGCCGACAGACAGCTTTTTTTCTTTCCCATTGAATCGATATTTGAGACGCCAGTACTTGCCGCCGCTTGGCGTAACCTCGAGGTACATACCCTCGCCATCTGCCAATTTATAAGGCCTAAGCTTTGGCTTGGCACGCTGACAAATCAAATTTGCTAACGAGCGGGCTGGGGGGCATATTTTTTTCTCCCTCCACTTAAGCCACTAAAAAGGCCCCCACATGGGGCTGGTAGAGGTAGACACTCTCAGATGGCCTTAGAAAGAATAACCCTTGTTTTTATTGGATTCAAGCGTGTTTTGTGGACGCTATTGGATGCCCCTGAAAGGGGAAATGGTGCCTGGGGACGGAATTGAACCGCCGACACGGGGATTTTCAGAACCTAGCACCAATGTTAGGGTGTTGAAAATAAAGAAAAAAATGTGAGGCTATAACCACGTTTACACCATCAAATCAAGTAACAGTCCCACACGGTTTCCCACACGGATCATTCACAGGCTTTTGCCGCTGCTTCTAGCTGCGTTTCATAAGAGATACGCAACTCGCGATCAGCCAGCAAAGCCCGAACGCGATCAAACATTGGCGCATTCGCCAGCAAGTTGTCAACTGGCGATGCTGGCCGCTCGATCACGGGAACCTTACACGGCGTAGAAATAGGCACGTCCACACTTACAGGTTTGTAAACCGTCACGGGATCGCCAGCACATGCCGATAACGCAAAAAAACAGGCCAGCAATCCAGCTTTACGCAAAATGCTCATCATTGTGCCCTCCCCGTGAAATAGTCCGCCAACAGCTTCGCCGTGGCCTCACAGTCGCCACTAGAAGGCACAAGGCGCTCAATGCTTGCCGCTCTGGCTGCGTGTGGACGCGCAACAGCCTTGGACGCATCCACGGCCTGTTTTACGGATTCCGCGCGCGCCTCCGCTTCGGCCTGTAGCTGGGCGATTGCCCTGTTTTGTGTTTCCGTCTTCTCTTGGAAGTCGGCATTAGCCGCCAAGCACACCTGACGGCCCGCCTGGGCCTCGGCAAGCTCCGCCCGTAAATTGGCCCGGGCAATTAAAAGCCATCCGATTGTGGACGCGACAATGACCACAACGCCAGCAATCGCCCCGATTTTGTATTGGGTCGGCACATAATCCAAGATCGACATCATTCACCCCCTTGTGGTTCCGTTTTGGCCTTAAGACCAATTCCCGCACCGCCGCCACCGAGTAAGCCACCAAGACCAAGCCCGAAGCCCTGGGCGTCAAACGCGCCAGACTTCCAAACAGAGACGCCGGCGAAAACAACCAGCGCAACGCTTCCGGCGATCAAAAGGATCCGACCGACGTCATACGTCTCACCATCGAGACAAGTGCAAATATCTTTGAAAATCTTTTTCATGCCCATCCCTCCGCTGTATTCCACAATTTTCCCTCGGCCGCGCGCCGGCGGGAAAGCCCGCCAAGCACTTCGCCGTTTGCGCGGTTCCACCTCATCAGCTGTGCCGGAACCTGTTCGTACCATCCGCGATTGAGAAGCTTTAAAAGCGTTGATCGCTGCAAATTGCCGGCACCGACATTGAAAACAAAACTTGTCAACGCCCCGCGCTGATTGTCCGTCAAAGACACAGTGACCAGAGCCCCAACAGATTGTTCGGCTTTCGCTAGATCATCGGCAAGCCAGGCATCAGCCTGATCCTGCGTGCAGGTCATATCCGGGCCGATACCGTCGGTGTGGCCGTATCCCAATGTCCAAATCTTAGCCGGGCAAAGATATGATTTTGTGTAAAGCCCCTCGAACTGCTTAACTAGATCGACCGTAGCTTGATTGACCATCAATGCTTCTCCTAAATTTAGGCATAAAAAAAGGCGCCATAGGCGCCTTATGCGAAAACGATAAAACCGTTTGTCACAAATGAAACAAACGACCCAATATCTCTATGCCAATGACGATAACTCCGACGGCACCAAGGATTCTTGCCTTTCCTTGTTCTAATATGCTGATACGCTTTTCATGCCCTTCAAGAACACGCGCATTTTCCGCACGCCAAGTCATTAAAGCATCGATCTTTCCTTCAATGCGGCCGAGAAGAAGATAAAAGTTTCCTGCTGGATCGTTTGGCATGCTCGTTTCCTGATTAAATTGATTTTCGGTCATTGGATTACCCAACAAGTTAAATACATCTTGTGACAAGCTGTAGCGTGCTGTCTTGGGCTTGGGCGACGGGTGTAGAAGACGTTCCCGATCTCACACGAAGATATCGCAAGCTCGCGTATGTAACAGGATCAAGCACAATTGCTTTTGAAGATGCCGCGATAACAGTTACCTCGTTGCCATAAATATCGTATAGATTGACCCACGTTGTGCCACCATCAGGCGACATTTGAAGAGTTAGGTTCGCCGCTGTCCAAACTGATGGCATAAAAATACCAAAAAGGCGCAATCCGCCGAGATCAACGGCATTGGACAGAGAATTTCCAGAAGCAATTGTTATTGGAATGACTTCCGTCAGGTTAATGACGTTTTCTCTTACGGTCATATTTTTGTCCTTTATGTTGATGTCGTTTCGGTAGAAGGAGCAACGTAAGCCGAGATGGTTCCGTGCCCCCCAGAAATCAATTCGTCATATATCTGTCTTCCGTGTTCTTCGACGTCTGTTTTCGATGCTGTGAAAGGCACATAGTCAGGAAATGCTGCAAACTTGACAAAACAGTTGATCGCAGTGCCTTCGGCATTTGCATATTGGGCTGTCTTTACGTCTGTATAAGTCATCATTTTAAGCTATCCTTTGAAAGAGAGTTGCGGTGCATGACCAACCCTGACACGCGTTAACGTAACCAAGACACCGCCATGTTCCGGACAATGAATTTCCGGAATAATACCATTTTGAATATGTGTTTCCTCCCATTCCACCAGATAGAAAAACCCCAGTTGGATATAAATTTGATCCAGCACAAGCCGTTCCTTCACCGAAGGTGTCAGCAGAAAAATAAATACAAAAACAAAAGCTCCCGACATTTCCGTAATTTTGGTCTTTAGAGACATATGAAAGATTGGACATTTGGCTTTGCAAAGTCGAAATGGCCGAAGCGCGTGTACTTGCCTCGTTAGAAATAGCGGTTGATAAAGTGCTGTCGGCCGAAGCGCGCGTATTGGCTTCGCTCGTAAGTGCGGCGGCGGTTGCATAACTTGAAAGCGCCGAAGTGATGAGGTTGTTGACCTGCGTTGCGCTCATGCCGCCAGAAACCGGCTGAAAGCACACACACCGATAATAACCGCTTGCCGTGCAAAGGATCCACGAGACATCGCCGGCGGTTGTTGTGATGTTGGCAGCCCCAGGCAAGATCAAACTGTCGCTGTTTGTTAAAGTCAACGCGCCAGTAAAAGTTAAAACCTTCACTTGACCAGGCTTCATCGAAGTGCCAAAACTCGTGATCGTCGTCGTTCCGCTGACTGTAATTGCGGAATGCGCCACACTGCCAATGTCAACCGTTGCCGCGCTATTCAACGTTGAAACACCGCCACCGATCGGAGACAAAAGCAAATGGTTCGTCGCATCGATCGTATAAAGAGCAATATCGCTCGCGCCGTCATAATAATAGACCGTGTTGTTTGACGTGCAAAGCCAAGATGTTCCGGCCTCCGCTTTGCTGGGGCGTGACGTTCCGCTGTTATTTGTCAGATAGGCATCAAGAAAAGAATTCCACACGGACGGCCATTCAGCCGGTTTATCGCTAGTCGTTTGTGTTTGAATATTTTGTGACATTCTTTACCTCAATTTGCTCTGCCGAACCCATCGGCGATGTAATCAAATGTTCTGGAAACTCCCGTTCCATTCTTATCTAAAAACTTGATTGTGAAACCCGACACCGAAGGGCCCGACGAATATTGAAACGTGTCGCCCGATTGCGAATTTTGAACGGTAATGCCAACGGCCGGAATTCCACGGAACGAAGGCGAGAAAACGATTGCTTTGCCGGTTGTTGGGGCAACTATACCGCTTACGCTTTCACGCCGATCCGGCATATCGATCGTTGCGGTTACGTCAGCGACCACAACAATCACGTTTCCATCGGTGCTTGTAAGAATGACCCGAAACTGAAAAGCGCGCGCCGTATAGTCCCCAACGATTAAATCCGTCCAATTAGTCCATGTTGGATTTCCTGCCGGATTGTCGGTGGTGTAACGAAGCTGAACTGTTGCTGACCATGTCGAAGGGGACACATCAGACCATGCCGCCAAAGCGTCCCATGACGTTACAGACGCCCATGTGTTACCGACATTTTCGCCATAGGCGTCAATCGTTGCCGATAAACGAGACGTGTAAATATCACCCAAATCGGTAGTGTTTGCGAACGTGTATGTTCCGCTTGTGTCGGCCGCAGCAAGTTTTAGCACCCCACTATTGACCTCTGTGCCGCTGTGCGTTCCTCCCCAGCTGGGCCAATCACTGACGGCTGACACAGCATTGAAACCGGACAATGACGCAACGGTCGTGACAACCATTGTCGCGTTATCGCTTTCTGTGCCGGATAGATCGACCGCCTTAATTAGATAGGTGCCGATCATGGTTGCGACCTGAACGGACGTACCCGTGACATTCGGCAACAAATCAACGGCCGTCGACCATGTTGCCCCTGTGGTTACTGGGGCATATTTGATATGATAATAAGACAGATCTAAATCTGTGTTGGCGTCCCAAAACAAGGTTGCAATGTCGCCAAGAACCGACATTCTGAAATTTGAAACATCAGACGGCGCGGCCGCCATGCCATAAAGCGTAACGGTCTTTGAAAACCAATCGCTTGCAAGTCCGTTATAGCCGATACTGCAAACACGAAAGTTCCAATCGCCGGCATCACAATCAGAAAGATCGATCGTCGTATTTGACGTCGTCCACGTTTCCCAATTCCCGTCGGCACGCTGGCGCTGGAACTTATAAGACGACACCATTGTCGTGTCGGCCGGCGGCGTCCAAGTAAGCGTCGCCGCCGATTTAAGCGCTGCATTATATCGATAAACGTATTCCTTAATGACAAGGGCTGTCGGAGGATTTGGCTTGATTGACGTGTAGCGCGTGTATGTCGGGGCCGCGAGTTTGATATTGCTTTCTACGCGCGCATATTTAGTCGGGTCATGGAAAAGAGCCGACACAGTAAAAAAGCCATCATCCCCTTCTTTGATTGAAAGCACACGAAATTCACGAGGCTTTAAGTCACTTACTTTGAGCCCCCAAACCGCCCCAACGATCGGCAAAGTTGTTAAAGCATTCGCAAACGTCAAAACGGTCGTGCTACCGGATCCGTTGTTTAAGGTGCGCGTCGCAACCGACCCATCCTTTAACATCAAAGTAAGCGTATATGTTTTTCCGCTTTCAATTGTAACGGGATTATCGATCGCAACAGAATTCGCCCCAACATCGAGCATGCGCCCAAACAAGCGCAACCCTTGATAATCTGGGTCGTAAATCTCGATGATGTCGCCGGGCGCAAGATCTAGCTGATCCCAAGCCACCTCAAAGTTAACAGTTTCTTGCGCATACTTTTCAGTATCAAGAACCCATTTGCCTAACCTATGAGCTTGACCGCGAGACGTGCAGCCATATGCCGCAATGTCGGTCGTACGCCATCCAAATTGAGCAATAAGCTCCGGATCCTCAACAAGCTCAATCGACTGACGACACATATCATCAGGATCAAACCAGGTTACAAGTGCGACTGAATGCTGGGCGCTATAAGCCGTCCCCTCGTATGTAAACAGGCCGTCTTTGACGTTTGCCGGGCCAAATAACTTGACGGGATCGGACGGCATATCGGCAAAGAAAAAGATTTGCCCAGCTGCCCAATAGGTCAACCCACGGAAGCAAGACGCAATGGATTGAACGACCTTGTACGCATCGGCCGTGTCGGTAATTTGATAATTAAAAGTAAATCTTGGCTCTTGTCCGCCAAAGCCATCATCGACCAGCTCATCGCAATATTGCGCAATGCTGTAAAGCGTCCACTTATCAACCTGAACAGCTTTTAGATACCTCCCAAGTCCATAGCGCGCATTGGTCAGAATGTCGTAAAGAACCCACGCCGGATTATTCGTCCAAGCTGTTTTAAATGTTCCGTCCCAAGTCCCGGTATAGGTTCGCGTCGTCGGATCATAATTTGACGGCACTTGAACAATCAGACCTTTGACCTTATAGGCACGGGTCGGGATCGTGGATCCAAAATATTCGGCATCAGCCGCAAGACCAACATAAGCCGTATTTGGATAAATAAATTTTCCGTCGGTTAAAAGCGATGTCGTCGCCCACCATGTATGATTTTGAACACTGCTAACTGTGCTATCATCGGTCAGGCGAACAACCTTTATGTCCCAATCGGTGGAACCGCCAAGTTCAATGCGTTTGGAAAACTGATAGGTTGCAACGCATTTTCCACTAATCGTCGCCGTTCCAGCATCGATCCACGTTTGGGTGCCCGTTGCACGTTTGAAGAATTGCAAAGAAACAGAGCTTCCGTGCAAATCTCCCGTCGACGTATCTTGATATGTCAGAGCTGGAATGCTGATCGTGACGCGCACAGCATCGATCGGGCCTGAATAGGTGCGCGTGATGGCTGTTGCTTTTTTAACCTCAACATTAACCGTTGCGGTCGACGCCGAGTCCGTAAAGCCGGACATATAATCTTGGTCTGGTAAACCTGTCCGCTGTTCCCACGAAACGCTGGAAACATATTGCTCCGTGTTTCCATTGCTATCGTAAGATGCAAAATTGTATGTCCCATCAGCATTTTGAAGTTGGGTGTCGTTAAAATAGATGCTTTGAGCGCCATTTACGAGGCCGACAATCGGGCCTTCACTGATCACATCCAAAACACGCGCATAAGAATTTGATCGAAGCGTATTGGCGTCTTCTTGCGCCACGCGCGAGCTACCGCCGGATTTCCCGCCGCCGGAACCCGTGATCTCCCTAATCAATTCCATTTTAAATATTCTCTGCCGTAAGTTCGGATGAAATAACAACGGACGAACAAATAAATTCGCCATATACAGGCGGAACCGAAACGCCTTGTGTCGTTACATTGGCGGGGCCACTAAACAAAAAGCTGGCGTTTGTGTCCGCCGCCGATGTTTTTCTTGTTTGTGAAAGCATTTGAGCAACGCCCATAAAAATCATGGCCGCGCCAAACCCAGCAATTTGAGAGAAAGAAACGCCGTATCCAGCAACACTAAATGCTTCTGTCGCCATTCCGGTCGCAGCAAGAGACATATCGCCCGCCGCGATAAATGCGCCGGCGCCAAAAGTGAAAGCCGCAGCAACTACCGCCAAACCAATCAGGGCTTTTCCTCCACCGCCTTTACTGCCGGAAACAACTGGCGTTATGTGGATCTCGTGCCAAGGCGCAATCCCCATTGTTAAAGTGTCTTCGGTTAGGAATCTTCCTTTGCTGCCTTTAGATTTGCGGATAATTTTGAATTGCCCGGCACCAAGTCTTTTGCGAAATCCCTTCAGCTGTATGCACAAAGCGCGTACAGCTTCGGACGGCGTCTTAACGTCAAGATTAAATGGGCCGCCAAACCTTTTGAGGTCGCCATGTAAAACAACGGATGCCATTTGCTTATTCCGCTGTTTTTGAATAACGCAGCCAAAGCGTTATAAACCGCCGCCACGGCAAGATGCTTTCGCGTCGGCTTAACCTATTGGCGAGATGATGCAGTCCCAAACCACGATCATCGAACAGAATGCCCCCATGATTTGGGACGGACGAATTGACCATGCCAAGAAACACGTCGCCGGACTTAGCGTCGGCGGCATCGATGATTGAAAACCCAGCGGCGCTAAAGTTAGCGCGGTAAATATCCTCGCCTTGGTTCCACCATTCTTCATCGCGGGCGAAATCAGGAAGTTTGATCCCTTTGACTTGCCAATAATAAGCGCGAATGAGCGAGTAACAGTCAGAAACGCCAGGCACAAAAGAACGCCCGATTAGTGGTTCCTCAAGCCTATAGTCGCCCCAAAACACAGGATCAAATGCTTCGAGTTTATTGCAGGGAATGACACCAAAAATCACGCCAGTGTCAATTTGCGATTGCATATCCGCTTTTCGGGGCCATGCGACACCATCAGGGTGGCTATGAATTACCGCTTCAAGGTTTTCTCCGGCATCGACTACTTTTTCAGCATCTATTTTAAAGTTATTTGTTGGATCGGTTGCCGTGTTTTCACAGGGCACATAAGCGCCCGAAACAACAAGCCCACAACTTTCATTTGGATAACAAGAGACAGCATGAGCCTTTGCCGCCGAGATGATCTCGGCGGAGAAATCCGCTTTTTGAAATGTCATTTTAAGATGTCCTTACTTTATCGACACCGGGGAAACCGGCAAAAGGAAGCGGATCGGATCCAAACCGCAATTTGCAATCCGACAAGCGCTTTCCGCAAACATCACTAGCGATTGAGCAAACAGCGCCCAAAGAATTGAAATAACTTGTTCCGGCGTATGGGCATGTCGCGCAGGTGTAATTGAACGAAGACCCGTCATACGTTCTATAAATGTGTGTGCAGACATCCCTCAATATGGGACGGCCCGGCACCTTTGCGCCCATGTTGTCCGTTGCTGGCGCAAGCTCGATAACAACCTTGTTTTTGTTTTGGGATATTTTCCGTTCAACTCGAAAAATGTCCGTTGGCCATTCCGCCGTTGCATCGGCGTTCGCTTGACCATCAAGGCAGCTATAAAGAACCTTCGTTCGTGTGACCTGACATCCCTTGACGTCGCCATATTGTGAAAGTAATGCACCAACAAGGTTATCGGCGTTTCCGATCGATAATTGAGGGCGTGGCAGAGTGCCGGATGTCGTTTTCTCAAAACCTGACGCCTCGATGTCGACAGACGTGTAAGCGTTTCCCTGCCATGTAATTAAACCGGATCCGTCCTTTGGCTTATCCGGCGTCCAATAGAGAATTCCGGCGCCTTTTGACGAAACGTCAAGACTGTAAAGCCAAACGAATGCTTCACCGACATCCAACTTTTGTTGGGTCTCGGCTAAATAAGCGTTTGTGGTTGTCATGGGTTATGCGTCTCGCGGATCGTCATAGTGACAGTTTCGGCGACACCGGAGTCTGATGAGGCTCGAACAAAGCTCTTAATCTTGTATTTTCTTTGAATGTCGTTCGGCACCGTGTAGTAAAACGGCGTCCACGTCCCAACCGTTTTCATAAAATCTTCTATCGCCTGGGCGTCACTTACCGAAAGCATGTCCCAAGTAAGATCCCAAACCCACACGATTGGGTTGATGCCATCCGGTGCTTCTTGGACGTAATCATCACCATCGCCAAAACTTTTTTTCTTGAATTCAGGCGTCTTTTTTGACCCCGGACTTGGTGCACGGGGTGGTGAAAATGTCGAAATTGTCATGATTTACCGATAAAGAACGCCGCCGAAACGCTGCTGTTCCTGCAAAATGTTGATAATCTCGGCCTTTGCTGCTCTGGCAAAAGCGTTGCCCGATTGTTGGGCTAGTTTGGGATTACCCGCAGCCGCCCCATTCACCTTGACGTCAAAATTAAAATTCGGACTTGATGAGGTACTTTGAGCTAAATTGCTGTTTGAAACGATTGTGCCATTTGTTTTTGGGATAAAAAGCTCTTTGCCATTTTCACCAACAACATATGGGTTGCCGGCATAGGTTTCGCCACCACCGGCACGAAATCCCAATGCACTGAAAAAACCACTAAATAAACCGCTCGACGTACTGCTGCTTGTGCTACTTGAAGAAGCTGACGAAGCGATACCAAACATGCTTGGCAAGCTACTAACAAGCCCCGATGCAATAGGATCAAAGATCGCTTTTTCAAGAAGCATTTTGGCAAGTTTCTCGGAAGCGTCTTCGGCGATATTTAAAATCCCCGCCATAACATTCTTGTAAATGGTGTGGCCCTGATTTGCTGACTCCTTAAAACCGCTGATAAAGGAAGAAGCCATTTCGCTTGAAACCTGCCTCGACTGTTCTTTGATCTCGTTAAACATCCGGGTCATTTCGTCAACGTTTTGTTTTTGAACGAAAAGCCCCATTTCCTCATTGATCATGCCCGTATTTGAGCCATACTTATCGCGCAATTCGTCCAGCTTTTTCATTTGCTCAAGTTGAAGCTGCATTTTTCGAACTTCACCGTCGCTTGCACCAGATTGTGCAATACTCAATTCAGCGTTCGCATATCCAAGATCGCGTGTTCCTTCCCGCATGGTGCGGTTGTGAGATAGTTCTTTTTCTGCCGCCGCTTGCAACCTAATGTTACGGGTCGTTTCGGCGATTTGCTGCGCCAATTCTTCCTTTTGCTGGCCGCTGGCAAGTTCCATTGCCGTTGTTTGTTGAAGCGTGGCTTGACGAATTTTTTCTTGCAGCGTTGCCTCTTCTTCCGCCTGGGCACTTATCGCAGCTGCACGAGCGGAATTCTGTGTTGCGGCCACCTGTAAACGAAGTGTGTTAAGGCTTTGCGCGCCTGAAAGCGCGGCTTGGGCAACCCATTGCGATAATAATTGCTGTGCGTGCGTGACTTGATCTATGCCAGTTTTCCAAGCATCCAAAGCGGCTGTTTTCTGCATATCTGCGCGAACGCCAGACGCGGCACTTTCCGTGTATGCTTGGGCGGCTGACATCGTTAAAGAGATATTCTTTTGCAGCTCTGTATTTTGATCGCTGATCGCTCCGACGTGTTCAGCGCGAGCAAGACCAACCTTACCTTCAACATAGGCTTGCTTTTGCGATGGCCCCATATTTTGGTTTAAGGCATCGTGTTCCGCTTCTTGTCGAGATTGAATTAAATAACGGCTTCCGGGAGAAACGCCATAAATCTCTTGTTTTTTTGAAAGGTCTTCGTTGAAATCGACGCGCATTTTTTCAGCGATAGTACGATCAGCTTCATTTTTTGCTTGAACCGAATTCTCTTCCGCTGACGACTGATCTTTTGTTTTTTTGCCTAAGCTATCGTAACCAAACAAACTACCTTGCCAAGACTCGATGACAAATCGGCTCATGACCGAAAAGCCTTCAATAAAATGTTTCCATCCATCGCTACTTGCGACATGATCAACAAAATTATCGAAAGAACGTCCTAAATCATGAAATGATTGTGCCACTTCCCCACGATTCAGAGTGGAAAGGTCTTTAAATCGACGCTGCAACGAAACTATTGCCTCGGAAGTCGCTTCCATTTGGCGACCTTGTTCTTCAAGAGCTTTAATGTGCGCGTATTCGTCCGTCGTTAAAAATCTGTACTGTTCGTCTAACTGTTGGATGGCCGGCCAACCCTTCGTTGCAATATCAACCAAGGATTTAGTCGCATCTCCCGTGCTTAGTCCGCTTCCTGCCGCAAAATCCGAAATAGCCCCTGAAATTTGTCCGCCTAAACGACCATTGATATTTTTGGAACGCGCAATTTGCATTGCCGAAGTGATCGCTTCGTCTTTATCAAAACCGGTGTCCCGCATAAGCTCAACATAACCATGAAGCTGATTAGCAGACATTTCGCCGTTACGCCCCATACCAAGCAGAGCAACATTAAATTTGCGCAGTTCCGTTTGAATGCTGACAGCTCGATAACCAATAACCGCCATCGCCGCAGCCAAAACTGTTATTGCCGTTGTCGCCGCAATAGCACCACCACCAATCGCAGAAAACAAAGCGGGCAACGCAGGTGCGGTTTGGAAAAACTGTGTTTCAAGCGTACGACCTACACCCATTCCAGCGCCAAGCGATTGCACCACGTTGATTGCGCCAGAACGCAAAATCTCGGCATCCGTATATGAAAAATTTCCGCCAAATGAATTTTGATTGCTGGGCGAATAGCGTTCTTTTGCTAGTTTCAAAAGCCGATCACGTTCCGCCTGGGCGGCTGGCCCACTTAAAGCATCTCTTGTCCCTGGCGCAGTGATCCGTCCTTTTTCATAAGCCGTATTGATACGAGAAACAGCAACCGCATAATCGGCGGCGGCCTTCGCCGATTTATCAAGTTGGTTGCGAACTTTATCTAAACCCGATGTGCTTTGACTGATTGTGCGTTCTGTTTTCTGTACGGCCGCATCGACCGCCTGGGCGCTATCGACCATTTTTTGATCGGCTTGAGCCTTTTCGGCGGCACCCTGCACATAAGCGGACGCATCCATATCCGCCTGAACACGCAAGGATTCAAGTCTAACAGTCATCTAACCACCGTCATTTCTTCTTGTTGGCCCATGCGATATATTCGCTGTCCATTTCCATGATCAAAAAACAAAACCTGTCGAAATGTTCGCCTTCGATTTGAAAGCGTCGTGCAAAAACATCGATCGTAGAAAACGGAAGAGGAAGAACGCCACCTAATGCCCCATAAGGATGATCATTTTGAAGAACACCCCATGCGAACCTATATAGATCAGCCCAATCCGGCCATCTTGCTTCTTCCGGCCGTATAAGGTTTTGAATGTAGGGCGCTGCTTCTGGCGTCTCCGATAGCTTGCTAAACCAAGCCTCATCGTTTTTGCTGTGTTCGAGATCCCAGCGCAGCGCCGCCCTTAGTTTTTTGTTGTTTTCTCGATAAATTCAGCCTCAACAGCCGCAATTTTGCTTGCGGCATATTCGATGTGACCAATCAAGGTTCGATAAGCCGGATCAAGCAACATATCCAACGCAATATCGGTATCATACTCGACATCGAAACCTTCCCAATCGAGCAAAATATGTTCGTGATAAAGACGCCCATACTCGCGGGATGCTTCATCGGCCGGAATAGGTTCGCGTCCATATTTACGAACCAACCTTTGGTTTAGTTGATCGCGCGCGATCCGAAATGGCCCATAATGAAACGACCGAACTTTAAGCCGTACGCCAGGGAGATCGGGAATATCAATCCAATCACCTTCGGTTTCGCGTTTGACGTTTGCTCTTAAGGATTCAATTTTGACTGTCATGTTAACGGCTCCCTTATTCAAAATATTCCACACGATCAAATTGGATCATGCTGTTTGTCGTTGTGTCGACTGAAGCGGTGAAGCTCAACGGCAAAGTCACATCCTGATTTTGCTGACTGGCATTAGGGGCGCCGTCCGTGTACATCACGCGCGGCAATGTCAAAACAAGTGCCTGATTGTTCTTAGCAGAGCGGGCATTTAAGTTGCTGACGGTGCCATTCATCAATTTTTGAAGCATGGCATTCGACCCAAAATAGGTTTCCATCGATCCCGTGATCGCACAAGCGCCGGCACCCATATCAACCGCGCCAACAGCCCCTAAAGCGGCCAAGCTGCGAAGGTTGTTATTAATGGATAAAGAAAGGGACTTGCTCCAATTCGGGCTCGAAATCGCCGTTCCGGCCTCTGCAATGCGCGCGACGCTAACGCTGGCCGACATAACTTGATTTGTCGTCGCTGCGTCTGGCGTAGCACTCAAGGCCGATGTCGATTGAGAACCGGAAAGGCCTGAAAATGTCGCGCTGCCGGTAATTGATTGTTCCGTGTCAAATTTCAAATCAAACTGGCCGACAACCATGCCTTTTTGCGCAATGTAGGTTGGAACCGATTGATCAAGAAAACCGCGTTCGATCGTCAACGACGAACGGGTCGTGCCATTGCGGATATAATCGCCAAAAAATACATTGATCGTCTTGCCGGTTCCGGCGTCGACCGCCCAACCTGTCGGCAGATTATCAAGTGTAATTGCATGCGCCGCAATGGCCGTAACTCGTGCCCAATCGTTGTTTGCGACAGTAGCAAACTGGCAAACCGTTGCACTTGACCCGATCTTGATCCATTGACCAACAACCAATCCAAGCGTTGTAAAATCAAGCGTTGTTGACGCCAAGCCTGTCGCGGTTGCCGTAATGTCGGCGGCGACACCTTGAAAGCCTACCACTTTCATACGCGCCGCGGCCGCTGGGGCCGCATCATCAATCAACCCTTGCGACACAAAGATCGGTGAGGTCGAGCTGCCAGTCGTACAACGGAATAAACCATTGTTCGCAGCGCTCCCGAACCCGTTAAACCGAACCAAATGACCCAAAACGAATGACGTGCCGGATGCGACTGTAACGGCCCCGGTGGAAGACGTAACTTGCGTAATAACGCTGTCGGCCGTCCCATCGTTATCGCGGTACGGCGTGCAAACCCAGCTGCTATACAAGCCAGAAGCAAAAGTTTCGCTCAAAGGCGAAAGGTCGACAGGATAAGATAGCTCAAAATTAACTGCACCTTGGTTTTCTTCATTGACCTTCACGGGATCCGCATTCATGCGATCGGCGCGAATTTCATTTGAGTTTGAAAATTTTGGTGAATACTTAAGGCTTTCCCCAGTCGTGCGCATTGTGCGCATGCGAGGTGAAGCCGGCGTTGTACCAAACGTGGACTCTTTAACGACGGCTACTCTAACCCGATTGGAATCAGACAT